GACCAGAGACAGAGTTGCCAGAACAAAGGGCTATCCAACATGGATACAATCCTGTTGGTTTTAGAGACATACCGGGGGTAACACCACCAAATAATTTAGTTGCTCAAGGAGAAGTTGGAACTGTTACAATAACAATATCGGATACGGGTAACGAGGCTGTAAACGTAACAGGTTCAGCGGGAACAAGTGCAATTGGTTCTGTCACAGTCAATACTACTAGCGCAAATGTAAGTGTTAGTGTAACAGGTCTTGCAGGTACAGGTACGGTTGGTGCAATTCCAAACGTAATCTCTGACACTTTTGCAGTTACGGTATCTAACCCAGGATCAGGTAATAGGTACTATATTGATACTGTTTTACAGGCCACTCTCAACTTGAACGAGGGAAGAACTTATATTTTTAATTGGTCTTCAGCAACAAGTCATCCTTTAAGGTTTTCAACAACATCGGATGGCACCCATAACAGCGGATCTGAATATACAACAGGAGTTGTAAAAGATGACAGTGCATATACAACTCAAATAACTGTAGCGGCTAGTGCTCCAACCTTGTACTATTACTGCCAGAACCATCCAAATATGGGAGGCCAGATTAACACACCATGAGTTTTACATACGATCAACTTAAAACAGCTATTCAAGATTATACGGAAAATGATGAGACTTCTTTCGTAAACAATCTTCCCTTGTTTATACGAATAGCGGAAGAACGAATACTAAAGAACGTGCAGCTTAGTTTGTTCCGTAAAAATGCGACAGCTTCTACAACAGCTAGTAATAAATTTTTAGCTTGCCCTGGAGATTTCTTGGCTCCATTCTCTCTCAGCCTTGCAGGAACAGATGGAGACAAGTTCTTTATAGATTTTAAAGATCCCAGTTTTATACAAACTTATACTCCAGATGCTACAACTACGGGATCCCCTCGATACTACGCTGTCTTTGATGTGGACAACTTTATTTTAGCTCCAACTCCAAACACTACGTTTACCGCAGAGCTTCATTACTTTTATCGGCCTACGAGTTTAACCGCCGGATCTGGTAGTGGAACCACTTGGTTGAGTCAAAACGCTGAGATGTCTATGTTGTATGGAGCGTTAATCGAAGCATACATATACATGAAAGGCGAACAGGATGTTATGAGCATGTATAATAAACGCTTTCAAGAATCCTTAATTGGCCTTAAACAATTAGGCGAAGCAAAAGAAACTACTGATGAATACCGACGAGGTAAAGTTCTCAGGGAGAAAACATAATGTTTAAGATAGATGTAAGTGTACCACAGAATGAACAGGTTGTAGGCGTTAGAACTACAGAGAACAGGGGATTTACTCCTGAAGAACTAGCAGAACAATGTGTAGAAAAAATTATTTCGGTTTCTGAAAATGCCCATCCAGGTATCAGAGATCAAGCGCATGCTTTTTCAAAGCATGTTGAGAAGCTTGTTGCATATTATATGAGACAGGCTATTCGTAGTGACCGCACAACAGTGCACAATGCAATTAAAGATGCGGGTCATCCCCAACTGGCTGAACTTATAAGGAGACTTTAACATGGCCTTTTCTGGAAACTTTATGTGTACTTCTTTTAAGCAACAATTGCTTGTAGGTAGTCATAATTTTACAAACTCAAGTGGCGACACTTTTAAACTAGCTCTGTATGACAACAATGCTTCGTTTAATGCTGCTACTACAGCTTATACTTCATCAAACGAAGTTGGTAACTCTGGCTCATATACAGCGGGTGGAGGAGCGTTAACCAACGTAACACCTACAACTTCTGGAACTACTGCTCTTACAGATTTTGCAGATAAGACATATACCTCTGCAACAATCACTGCTCGTGGTGCGTTGATATACAACACAACTACAGCCGCAGGATCAGGAACCACCGATACAGTTGTTGTATTAGACTTTGGATCTAACAAGTCTTCTACATCTGGTGACTTTCAGGTTGTATTTCCAACGGCTGACGCAAGTAGCGCGATTATCCGTATAGCATAAGGCAGTCTTCCCGTGACAAACATCACAGGTTGGGGACGTGGAACATGGGGCGAGGGCGCTTGGAATGAAGCGGTCCCTGTTCGTGTGGGTCATACTCTCAATGGTTGGGGACAACTAACTTGGGGTGAAACCTCTTGGGGTGGTGAGAAATCCACTGTTGCAGCAATGCAGGGTCAGGTTGGCACTGCGGTTGTTCGAGAGGATATATCTACATCTGTCACAGGTCTTGGTGCTACTGCTAGTGTCGGTAGCGTAACCGCTAAAGGTAACAATAGTGTAACTCCTGTGGGTCTTGCGGCTACAGGTGGTGTAGGTGATGTAACTCTTGTTACAGAACAAAATATTCCTGTCACAGGTTTACAAGGGCAAGGTTTTGTAGGCACTGCCACTGTTGTTCAAGGTGGTGGTGTTGATGTAACCGTCACAGGATTATCTGTAACAGCAACCGTTGGAACAGGCACAAGTATTGTAATCAATGCATATGCTCCACCAACAGGTATTGCAGCTACGGGCGGTGTTGGCTCTGTCACGATAAGTGAAGGTGCAGGTATTGATGTAACGCCAACAGGTATTGCAGCAACAGGTGGCGTTACTGAACCAACTGTTATTGGTACGGCACCAAATGTTACAGTGACAGGCATTGCAGCAACAGCAACTGTTGGGCCTGTTACGATATTAACATCACAAGTTGTTCCGTTATCATCAGATAACTTGATTGCAACGGGTTCTGTAGGTACAGTGACGGTGGCTACGATTAGTAAAGCTCATGTCACGGGTGTTAGCACTAGCGCATTAGTTGGTTCTGTGGTAGTTTACGAAACAATAGTTCCTGCACCAGGTACTTCTTGGTCAAATGTCGGTCCTAATCCAGGCAGTACATGGACAGAAGAAACACCAAGCCCAGGGACAACTTGGACAACGATAGGCGAAGCAGCGTAAAGGTAAGGAAATATGGCAACCTATACAACAAACAGCGGCATCAAGAAGATTGCCACGGGTGACGAATCTGGAACGTGGGGTACGTCAACTAATACAAACTTCGATATTATTGACCGTATTGCAGCGGGTGTTGGAAGCATTACACTTTCAGGAACAACGCATACATTGACCACATCAGATGGAACTGCATCAGATGGACAGTATCATGTTCTGCTTTTAGGCGGTTCACCTTCTGGGACAAACACCATAACGGTAGCTCCCAATGACACAAAGCGTATGTACTTTGTTAAGAATAACTCAGGTCAGTCAGCTATATTCTCACAGGGATCAGGTGCAAATGTTACTGTAGCGAACGGCGCATCAGCCATAATCTACTGTGACGGTGCAGGATCGGGTGCAGCGGTTGTTGATCTAGGAGCTTCTCTGCCTCTATCGGGAGCGTTGCTTGCATCAAATAACTTATCAGATGTTGCAAATGCAGGAACATCTAGAACAAATTTAGGACTTGCGATAGGCACAAACGTATTAGCTTATGACGCAAACCTACAGGGATTTGTAACGGCTCTTACCCTTCCTACGTCCGACGGGACTAACGGGCAAGCGTTGGTTACAAATGGTAGCGGCACTATTTCTTTCGGTAGTGCAGGAATTGGAACAGGTAAGGCCATAGCTATGGCTATTGTTTTTGGGTAAAGGAGGCTAGGATATGGCTGCACCAAATATTGTAAATGTAAGCTCAATACTGGGTAAGACAGACCAGTATGCGCTTTCATCAACATCACAGACAACGATTTTAAATAACGCTGCATCAAGTGACGATGTTCTAAAAGTGAACATGATCCAAGTTGCAAACGTAGATGGCACGAATGCTTGTGACATTACGGTAGACGTACACAGCGCAGCATCAGGTGGCGGCACGGCATTCTCACTGATTGCTACTGCATCTGTAGCGGCTGACTCTTCACTGGTAGTGTTGGATAAGAACACAGCGATATACCTAGAAGAGAACATGTCTATCACTGCGACAGCAGGGACTGCTAACGATCTGGAAGTAATAATCAGTTACGAGCAAATAACTGACTAAGGAGAGTTGTTGTGAAGGTAATTGGCAACTTAACCAAAGACGCCATCATCAGGGCTGCGGTCAGTGAGGGTATATCTGTTACTCAAGTACTAGGATCTGCCTCTGTTTTTGAAAGTGCGAGTATGAACTACGTTGGCGTTACTTTTGATAGCAGTAATAATAAGATTGTTGTGGCTTACAGAGATCAAGGTAACTCCAGTTATGGAACCGCTGTAGTTGGTACAGTAAGTGGAACCTCAATTTCATTTGGAACGCCTGTAGTTTTTTATTCAAATAATTCGATTGTTTACGACAAAGGTGTGGTGTTTGATACAAACTCTAACAAAGTAGTAATATCTTATGCTGTAAACGGTGATGGTTACGCTATAGTTGGAACAGTTAGCGGAACCTCAATATCCTTTGGCACTGCGGTAAATTACGACAACAGCGTGGGGTATCCTTGTGCTGCTTTTGATAGCACTAATAACAAAGTTGTCTTAGCTTATGAGGATGGCGAAAATTCAGATAGAGGCACATCAATGGTTGGGACGGTATCAGGAACATCCATTTCATTTGGTTCCGCTGCTGTTTTTGAAACAGGTGGTATATCGTATCCTACAATAGCATTTGATTCTAACGCAGGAAAAATTGTTGCTGCTTATAACGATAAAGATGACTCAAACAAAGGAAAGGCGGCTGTTGGCACAGTAAGCGGCACATCCATTTCTTTTGGAACGCCTGTGGTTTTTAATTCAGGGAACGGTTCTTACTATGGATCAATAGCGTACGACTCAACTGCTCAAAAAGTGGTTATAGCTTATAGTGACGGGGGCAATTCTGACTATGGAACCGCAGTTGTTGGAACAGTGAGTGGAACATCAATAAGTTTCGGCAGCGAGGTTGTTTTTAACGCTGCAAATACTCTTAACATTTCTGTTGCTTATGATAGCAGTGCAAATAGGTCGGCAATCTTTTACAAAGATAATGGAAACTCTAACTATGGTACGTTAATAGTCGGTACAATCAGCGGCACATCAATAAGCTTTGGAGATGAAGCTGTTTATGAGTCTGCTGACACAAGATATAACTCTGCAACTTTTGATAGTAATAGCAACAGATTAGTAGTTGCATATGCAGATTATGGAAATTCTAATCACGGCACTGCTGTGGTTGTGCAAACAGGCTACACCTCTGCCACAGGCGGCACGATAGCAGATGGTAAACCTGTCATTGTAAATGCAAATGGGACTGTTAGTAGTATTGCTGAGACAAGCACTTCCTTTGGTAGTGCAGCCGTTTTTGAAAGTGCCTCAACAACTCAAATTAGTTCTGCTTATGAT